AAAAAAGTACATTTCTTAATTTATTTTTATTTTTATAAATTAATTTTAAAATTTTAAAATTTTTAATGAAATGTACTTTTTTTATAATAAATATTATAATCTTATTAAATAGATATTATCAATGGATATAAAAGGATATGTCGATTTTAAAGGAACACCTAATATTACAACAAATAGTTCTCTCAATGTTTCAAACATTAATTTTGAATCTACATCTGTAAATTTTACAGGAAGTTATAATGAATTAATAGATAAACCATTTACAAGTTTAGATACTAACAAATTTAAACTAAATCCGGATGGTGAATTAGGATTAATAGATAATTTAAGTTCTAGAGTAGGACATATTAATCCCATTACACAACCATATATACAACCTACTATAATAGATACATCTGAATATGCATATATTATTTTTGATAATAATACTTTAATTTCAAATTATCCAAATATTGATAGTTATTCAATTGATTTCCCAGTTGATACAAATTCTGAAATTTTAGTTTCAAATGAAACAAATATTAATTATAATAATAATGTAAGTTTAAAAAAAGGAATTTATAACTTAAAATTTGATGCTGTTCACTCTGAAATTCAATATTTAGATAATTTATATATTAATATAACACATAATTTAAGTATAACAGTTAATAGTTATTCTGGTGTATTTGTTTTTGAAAATTATACAGACAGAAATTCTCCAATTAATACAAATAACCCTACTATTAATATTTATTTAGGTGATACTATTAAAATAACAAATAATGCTTTTGAAAATCATCCATTAGTAATTAAAGAAAGTGAATCTAATATTTTACAAACTAATTCTGATAATTTTATAGAATGGACACCTACAAATATTGGTGATTACGAATATTATTGTACTAATCATCCAGATAATATGAAAGGTATTATTAAAGTTATTCATTCTGATAATTTTACTAATCCTTTATTAACAACTAAAAATAATAAAACTTTTACATATAATATTGATAATATTAATAATTACTCATTTACTGTTTTAAATTCTAGCGATAGAAATGGTGCAATATATAGTACAAATAATCCTGATATTACTATTTATTTAGGTGATAGTATTACTATTAATAATAATTCTAATGAAACTATAAATATTATAAAAGATGATAATATAATTACACAAGAAACTAATAATTTAATACAATTTACACCAAATAGTACTGGTACATATATTTATAATTCATCTGTTAATAATTTAAATAAAGGATATATATATGTAATTGATAATAAAATTAAATCAAAAGTAGAACCACAAAATTTAACAATTACTGGAACAACTGTTAATTATAGTTCAGATACTAATAAAAAAATTATAATTAAATACAAATATATTTATAATGAATTAAATTTATTTGATGGTACATTAGCACATGTTATTCCAACAATAACTCCTAATATTGTTAAACCTAAACAAATTGGTTCAACTTATGATTCTACTATTGTTTTTGATAATTATAATAATTCTAATCAAACTGAATACAAAATTAAATTTCCTTATGATACTAATGTAGAATTACTACTTGTAGGTGGTGGTTCAGCAGGTGGTAATCATTATAATTATGATTATAATTATTTATTTGATACTTATTTTATGGATAATTATGATAATCATAATAGTAATTATTTTAATCCAGAAGAATTTCATTTAAATTATAGTAATTTAGTTCCTTCAGGTGGAACACCAGGTGAAGTAAAATTAGTTAATAAATTATTAAATGCAAATACAGAATATACTATAAAAGTTGGTAAAGGAGGAAGTAGTAGTTTTATATTTAATGAACAAATTGGAAATGATACAATATTTGATAATATAACAGCATTAGGTGGAATAAATAGTAATTTAAATGTTAATGTTGATTATAAATTAGATATAAGTGCATATAATATTTATCAAGATAATAGTAGTAGTTATAGTGGTACATATACAGTAAGTACAACTTATTATTATACAGGTATTTGTTTAAGTGGTGATAATAACTATATTTATACTGTAGGTTCAGGTAATTCATATGGTAAAATAGGTATATTAAATAGTTATAGTGATATAAATAATAATATAGATTATATAACAACTTATGGTAGTACAACTACTTCAGCAACAACCACTATATCATCATTTTATAATCCATCTGGTATAGAAACAGATTATACAAATGATAATATAAAAAATATATATATAGGTGATTATAGTGGAGGTTATATTAAAATTTTAAAAAAAAATGAAAGTGGTAATAATCCATATGATTTAACAACAGTTAGTTATTTTGCAGTTAGTAGTCCAGCGGCAATAGCAGTATCACCAAAAAATACAAATGGAACAAGTCATTGGATATATTATTCAACACCACACAAAATAATGGTTAAAAAAGGATATGGAGATGAAGATAGTTTAGGTGATGTAGGAAGTATAGGAGGAACAACATCAGGAAATGCATTATCAACATATAATTATACTTTTAATAATATAAGTGGAATAAGTGTATCAGTAGATGGTAAATATATATTAATATCAGAATATAGTAATCATAGAATTAAAATACATAAAGCACTACCGCCATTTGAATTTGTTAGTAGTTGGGGTTTAAATTATAATGGTAATTATAATGATGGTATAGGAGATAAACAATTTTATAATCCATATGATGTAATAATAAGAGAATTTACAAATAGTGAAAATAAACAATTTCAATTAGCATTTATATCAGATTATGGTAATAGTAGAATTCAAATATACAAAATAAATAAAAATAGTAATAATGAATATGATGATAATAGTTATAAAAATCCAGAATTTGTAAATTCAATAAATACACATTTTAAAGATAGTAAAAATAATGATATAAATAGTAAACAAAAAATAAATGAAAGTATAGACTTTAACCACTATAAACCAACAAAATTAACAATAGACAATGAAAATAAATATTTATATGTAAAAGGAGTAAGTACACATGGCCATTATGTATATAAAATATCAGAATTTTTAGTACCCAAAGTTAAAGATAAATTTAATTTACCAAGACTGGGAAGTATAATAAAAAGAATAGGTGGTCATGAAGTATCAACAGATTCAGAAGATGATTTTGAGGGAGAATTTTTTTATAATCAATATGGAATAAGTTTATCAAGTGATAAAACAAAATTATATGTATGTGATTATAATAATCATGTAGTAAAAATATACAATAATGATATAAATTTAAGTTTTATAAATAGTTATGGAATATCAGATAGTACTAATTATAGAACAGGAAATAACATATATAATAGCAAAGCAATTGATACATATAATGATAATATTTATATACTTCAGTATAATAGAAATATAAAAGTATTAGATAGTAATTTTAATTTTAAAACATCAATAGATCTACCAAGTAGTAATGGTAAATATATATCAGTAGCAAAATCAGGAGTAAATGCAGGAAGTATATATGTAAGTTATGATGATCAAATATATATATACAATAATATAAATAATTTATATATACTAGATGATTTAAAAATAGGAACAACATCAAGTACAAATATAACATATGAAATAGGAAATCCTCAACAAACAGCAATAACAATTGATGGAAAATATATATTTGTAGTAGATTATAGTCATTATGCAGTAAAAATATATAGTGCAATAGCACCATATAGTTATATAAATTCATGGGGAAAAATAAGTGGAACAGGACATACAAGTGGTAGTGAAGCAGGTGAATTTAATAATCCATCAGGAATAGCAATAACAAGTGATGATAAATATGTATTTATAGCAGATTATAGTAATCATAGAATACAAATATTTAAATATGATAAAGATTTTAATGGAATATATATAACAGAATTTTATCATAATTTTCCATATCATTTAACAATATCAGGAGATGATAAATATTTATTTATATCATCATTAAATAATGATTCAGTATCAAAAGTGTCAATAGAAAAAATAACATCAATAGGAAAAGAAAATATAGATGGAGTATATAAATTAAATAATAAATCACTATTTTCAATATATGGAGATATAGATATAGGAGATAATTATAATAAAGAATTATATTTAGGTGGAAAAGGAGCGGAAGGATATAGTTATTTAAATATAGAAGGTGGAAAAGGAGGAGGTGGAAATAATACAAATTTAGTACCATATAAAACATCAGGTTATAATAAAACAGGAGGAGGTGGGAGTGGAGGATATAATGAAAGTTTAGGAGGAGAAGGAGGAAATGGAGTAGTAGTATTAAAATATAAATATATAATTGGAAATGGTATAATACCAAATGAATTTATATGGGATAATTTATCAGGAAAAATATTTAGCAATATAGATACTTCAAATTTAAATATAACAGATGGGATATTATCTGTAAATGATTCAATAATAAATAGAATAAATGATGTATCTTGGACAGATATTAATAATAAACCATTTACAGATATAGATACAAATACATTAGAATATACATCAGGTGGAATATTATCAGTAAAAGATATATACACAAATGATAATGCAATAAATGTATCAATAGTAAAACCAGAAATAATACCATATATAACACCAAAAACAGTAGGTTCAACAGAATATTCATATGTAGAATTTACAAATTTAAATAGTACAAATTATACAGATTATACAATAAGTTTTCAAAAAAATATAAATGTAGATGTTTTACTAGTAGGAGGAGGTGGTGGTGGTGCAAAATCAAACAATATTAAATATATTAATACATATGGTGGAAAAGGTGGAGAAGTAAAATTACATTCATTATATTTAGAAAAAAATAAAAAATACAATATAAAAGTTGGAAGAGGTGGAGAATCAGACGAGAATGGATATAAATCAGTATTTGATATATATGAAGCAAATGGTGGAGAATCAGGAAAAAGTATAATAGATTTAGGATTTAAAGAAAATATTGGATCAGTATATTCAAAATTTATATTAAATGATAGAACAGACCATTCACATAATGACTATATGTCTATTGTATATAATTCGTTAAATGAATCATATATAATTGGTGCAGGACATACAACAGGAAATACAAGTTATTATAGAATATTTGAGTATGATTTAAAAACAAATAATTTTATAAGAACATATGGTGATAAATATTCAGCATCATTGTCAGTAGCACAAACTTCAAATATTAATTTAAATTTAGATTTAGAATCTAAATTATATAAAATACCATCAATGATAATATATGATAATCATTTATATATTATAAATAAAGAAAGAGATACATCAAATTATTCAGAAGTTAGAAAATATAATTTAGATGGAGAATTTATCGATTCATATGGAATAGAAGGTCCAAGTTCACATAACAAAACAATAAATAGTTGGAATAATCCAGAATCAATAGCGATATCAAAAAATAATAAATATATATACATAGCAGATACTTATAATAATCAAATTAAAATATATGATTTAAATTTTAATATACAACATAGAATTGGTAGTACAATAGGTAAAGATAAAGAAAAATTTAATAATCCAAATATAATAAAATTAACACCAGATGAGAATTATATATTTATAAATGATAAAAATAATAATAGAATAAAAATATATAATTCAAATAATAAATTTAATTTACATTACATTTGGAATATAACAAATTGTACAGAAATAGTATTTTCAAATGATTCAAAATATATATATTTATTTTATAATAATACTTGTGATATATATACATCAAATATAGATTATACAGAATTTAATTTATATAATAGTATAAATTTTAATTATGTAGTAAGTACAGCTACAATAACAGATGATGATAAATATTTATTAATAGTTTCAAATGATGAAAGTAATAATAATGAAAAATCAATACATAAAATAAATATAGAAAGAGAATTTGAAAATTATATTAAATATATAGATTATGATTTAAATTTAGGCAAAGATAGAAAAGATATATTAGATAATTTAATAATCCATTATAAATTTGATAAATTAGATACAGGAGTATCAAATGATGGATTATTAAATAATATTTCAAGTAGTTATTATTTAGAAAATGATTCTAGTGAAACTACAAATTTTGTATCAACAATAGGAGATTTTGTTTATGGAAAATCAGCATTAATAAATGGTGAAAGATTAAAAATAAAAAATTTTAATTTAGATGATTTAACAAATGAAAATAGTTTTACAATATCATTTTGGTTTAAAACACATATAGATGAAAATGATTCTTGGAATTTGTTATTAGATACATCAGAATATGAAATATCTGGATTTAGATTATATATACATAGCAATGGTAGTTTATATATATATTATTATAATAATAATAGTAATAGTCTTAAATATAATGCAATAAATGGAAATCATAATGATGATACATATCGTTTATATACATTTGTATTTAGTAACAAAAAAATAAATGGACACCAATATACATATGATTTTAAATTTTATGAAAATAATATATTAGTAAATTCAGAAACAACAAATACAAATATTAACAAGATTACATTTTTAAAAAATAGTGATCAAGGTGTATTTATTGGAGAAAGTCAAAATAATGATTATTCTGTATATGGTTATTTTGATGATTTTAGAATATATAGTTCAACATTAGTATCAGAACAAATATCAACAATATATAATTTATCAATAAATAAAGAAATAGATAATGAAAATAATTTTTCAAATCCAACAGGTGTAGTATGTAATTTAAATTATATGTATATTGTTGATAAATATAATAATAGAGTTATAAAATATAGTAAAGAAGGACAATTAATATCAATCTTTGGTATTAAAAATAATGAAAATTCGAATAATAATAATTTTAATTATCCTACATCAATTACAATATATGATGATAAATTATATATTGTAAATACTGATTCAAATACTATTAAAATACACGATTTAAATGGTATATTTATATCATATTTAGCTATCCATAATAATCAAGGAGATAGTAATAATTTATTATCAAAACCACACGATATAGCAATATCAAAAATAGATGGATATATATATATATCTGAACCATTTAATAATAGAATTAAAATATATGATAATAATTTTAATTGGAAATTTAATATTGAAAGTAATGAATTAAATAATCCACAAAATATATTTTTAACAAGTAATGATAAATATTTATTAGTTTGTAATAAAAATAATAATAATATTAAAATTTATAATTCAAAAAGTCCATATAATTTAATAAAAACTTGGTGTAGTAATAAAATAGATAATAATTATATATTAAATGAACCTCAAAATATAATTATATCAGATGATATGAAACACGTTTATATAAATGATAAAAATAATAATAGAATACAAATTTATACATTAGATGAAGAATTATTAGAAATTAAATATATAAATACTATTAAATTAGATAATGATATTTATGTCAATTATATTAAATTATCATATGATAATAAATCATTAATATTATTAAATAATAATAATACTATTAAAACAATAATATTAGATAAATTTATTAATTTTAATTCAATTAATGGCATTGAAAGCATAAATAATAATAATTTTATAAATTTATTTGGTTCTTATACAAATTTTGGAGAAAAAATAAATAATAATAAATATTTTGGTGGTCACGGTGCTAATGGTATTTATAATATTGATATTAAAGGAGGATTTGGAGGAGGTGCTAATAATAATAACAAATTTCCATATTTTAATAATGCTTTAAATAATACAGGTGGTGGTGGTAGTGGTGGAATAAATAATTCTTATGGAGGAAAAGGTGGTAGTGGAATTGTATTATTAAGATATAAATATATTAATCATAATAATCAAAATAATGATGAACAACAAAATAATAATGATAATACAATACATAATTGGAATGAAATTGAAAATAAACCATTTAATAATATAGATACAAATAGTTTATCTATTACTAATAATAAATTATCTGTTATACCAGAAACTAAATTATTTGAAAATGTAGATAGCAATTTATTTAATATTGATAATAACACATTATCTATTAATACAAATAATATATTAGGAACAGTTACATATTTAAATCCAACAATAACTCCTAATATTGTTAAACCTAAACAAATTGGTTCAACTTATGATTCTGCTATTGTTTTTGATAATTATAATAATTCTAATCAAACTGAATATAAAATTAAATTTCCTTATGATACTAATGTAGAATTACTACTTGTAGGTGGTGGTTCAGCAGGTGGTAATCATTATAATTATGATTATAATTATTTATTTGATACTTATTTTATGGATAATTATGATAATCATAATAGTAATTATTTTAATCCAGAAGAATTTCATTTAAATTATAGTAATTTAGTTCCTTCAGGTGGAACACCAGGTGAAGTAAAATTAGTTAATAAATTATTAAATGCAAATACAGAATATACTATAAAAGTTGGTAAAGGAGGAAGTAGTAGTTTTATATTTAATGAACAAATTGGAAATGATACAATATTTGATAATATAACAGCATTAGGTGGAATAAATAGTAATTTAAATGTTAATGTTGATTATAAATTAGATATAAGTGCATATAATATTTATCAAGATAATAGTAGTAGTTATAGTGGTACATATACAGTAAGTACAACTTATTATTATACAGGTATTTGTTTAAGTGGTGATAATAACTATATTTATACTGTAGGTTCAGGTAATTCATATGGTAAAATAGGTATATTAAATAGTTATAGTGATATAAATAATAATATAGATTATATAACAACTTATGGTAGTACAACTACTTCAGCAACAACCACTATATCATCATTTTATAATCCATCTGGTATAGAAACAGATTATACAAATGATAATATAAAAAATATATATATAGGTGATTATAGTGGAGGTTATATTAAAATTTTAAAAAAAAATGAAAGTGGTAATAATCCATATGATTTAACAACAGTTAGTTATTTTGCAGTTAGTAGTCCAGCGGCAATAGCAGTATCACCAAAAAATACAAATGGAACAAGTCATTGGATATATTATTCAACACCACACAAAATAATGGTTAAAAAAGGATATGGAGATGAAGATAGTTTAGGTGATGTAGGAAGTATAGGAGGAACAACATCAGGAAATGCATTATCAACATATAATTATACTTTTAATAATATAAGTGGAATAAGTGTATCAGTAGATGGTAAATATATATTAATATCAGAATATAGTAATCATAGAATTAAAATACATAAAGCACTACCGCCATTTGAATTTGTTAGTAGTTGGGGTTTAAATTATAATGGTAATTATAATGATGGTATAGGAGATAAACAATTTTATAATCCATATGATGTAATAATAAGAGAATTTACAAATAGTGAAAATAAACAATTTCAATTAGCATTTATATCAGATTATGGTAATAGTAGAATTCAAATATACAAAATAAATAAAAATAGTAATAATGAATATGATGATAATAGTTATAAAAATCCAGAATTTGTAAATTCAATAAATACACATTTTAAAGATAGTAAAAATAATGATATAAATAGTAAACAAAAAATAAATGAAAGTATAGACTTTAACCACTATAAACCAACAAAATTAACAATAGACAATGAAAATAAATATTTATATGTAAAAGGAGTAAGTACACATGGCCATTATGTATATAAAATATCAGAATTTTTAGTACCCAAAGTTAAAGATAAATTTAATTTACCAAGACTGGGAAGTATAATAAAAAGAATAGGTGGTCATGAAGTATCAACAGATTCAGAAGATGATTTTGAGGGAGAATTTTTTTATAATCAATATGGAATAAGTTTATCAAGTGATAAAACAAAATTATATGTATGTGATTATAATAATCATGTAGTAAAAATATACAATAATGATATAAATTTAAGTTTTATAAATAGTTATGGAATATCAGATAGTACTAATTATAGAACAGGAAATAACATATATAATAGCAAAGCAATTGATACATATAATGATAATATTTATATACTTCAGTATAATAGAAATATAAAAGTATTAGATAGTAATTTTAATTTTAAAACATCAATAGATCTACCAAGTAGTAATGGTAAATATATATCAGTAGCAAAATCAGGAGTAAATGCAGGAAGTATATATGTAAGTTATGATGATCAAATATATATATACAATAATATAAATAATTTATATATACTAGATGATTTAAAAATAGGAACAACATCAAGTACAAATATAACATATGAAATAGGAAATCCTCAACAAACAGCAATAACAATTGATGGAAAATATATATTTGTAGTAGATTATAGTCATTATGCAGTAAAAATATATAGTGCAATAGCACCATATAGTTATATAAATTCATGGGGAAAAATAAGTGGAACAGGACATACAAGTGGTAGTGAAGCAGGTGAATTTAATAATCCATCAGGAATAGCAATAACAAGTGATGATAAATATGTATTTATAGCAGATTATAGTAATCATAGAATACAAATATTTAAATATGATAAAGATTTTAATGGAATATATATAACAGAATTTTATCATAATTTTCCATATCATTTAACAATATCAGGAGATGATAAATATTTATTTATATCATCATTAAATAATGATTCAGTATCAAAAGTGTCAATAGAAAAAATAACATCAATAGGAAAAGAAAATATAGATGGAGTATATAAATTAAATAATAAATCACTATTTTCAATATATGGAGATATAGATATAGGAGAGAATTATAATAAAGAATTGTATTTAGGTGGAAAAGGAGCGGAAGGATATAGTTATTTAAATATAGAAGGTGGAAAAGGAGGAGGTGGAGATAATACAAATTTAGTACCATATAAAACAGCAGGTTATAATAAAACAGGAGGAGGAGGGAGTGGAGGATATAATGAAAGTTTAGGTGGAGAAGGAGGAAATGGAGTAGTAGTATTAAAATACAGATATGTAATATCACCAACAATGGATATATTTAATGTATCAAATAAAATAAATGAAACAAATATTAAAATATTAACAGATGTAGTAAAAGATACAAATAATGAAAAATTATATCCATCAGATAATGCAAGAAATACATTAATAACTCACATAGATGGATTATCACCAGATATATATGAAATAGAAAATGAGAGTTATGGAAATGGAGAATATGTAATAAAATATTCATCATCACCATTTGAAATAAATAATAGTCCATATAATGTATTTAATTCAACAACAGTAGGAAAATGGGATTATACATATAATTCAGTAAATGGAGAATATAATGAATTTGCATATATAGGAGATGATTCATTTAGAGGAGAATGGATAAGTATAAAATTACCATTAACAATATTATTAACAAAATTTACATTAGAAGGAGAAAATTTAACAAATATACCAAGAAAATATAGAATATATGGTTCATATAATGGAACAACATGGACAAAAATAATAGAAGAAACATTAGATAATACATCATATAATTCAGAATTTAAATATACAAAAGAATTAAATATAACAGAAGCATATAATAATTATGCATTAGTAGTTAAAGAAATAGGAATAGGAACATTTTCATCACAATTAGCACTTAAATCTTGGGATATATATGGCAATGAAGTAAATAATATATCATATTTTTATACAATAGAAAATGGTTTAGTATGTAATTATAATTTTGATAATAATTTAAATATAGGAGAAAATAGTTTAGAGAATGGTACAACATTTGATAGTACAATAGTAGGAAGTTCTACAAATAAAATTAATAATTATATATTTGGTAATTATGTATCATTATCATCATCAGAGTATAATAGAATAGATATAGATTTAAATAGTGATAAATTATATAATCAATTAAATAATAATAATATTACAATATCATTTTGGTGTAGAACAAAAGAATTAAGTAACAATAATAATATAATATTTTATGGAAGTGATAATAGTGAAACAGAAAATATAAATTCAATACAATGTGTGCATTTAGGAAATAATGAATTAACATTTATAGTAAATAATGGAGGAGATATAACTGATAATTATTCAGTAACAACAAATATGCCAGAAATAGATACAGAATGGACACATATAGTTTTTATGATAGAAATAGATACATCGTATAATATATTAGATAAAAATCATAAACACCATATTTACATAAATGGAATACATAATATAACATATGCAAATAAATATTATCCAATATTAACATCATCATATAATTTTTCATTTGGAAATTGGACATATACAACTTCAAAACAATATGTAGGTGATATAGATAATATATATATATATAATCGTTTATTAACAAGTAAAGAAATAAAACAATTATATGAATCATTTTTTGTAAATACAGGTTCAATTGATTCAGAATATAAATTTGTAGCATTTAAAAATAATGGTACAAATACATCATATTATACAATTAATTTTAGTGAAAATTCAGATGTTGATTTATTACTAATAGGAGGTGGTGGCGGTGGTGGTTATCAAAGTGGTGGCGGTGGTGGTTCAGGAAGTTGTATAGTTTATAAAGGATATAATATGAGTGGTTTATATACTTTAGGTGTAGGTAAAGGAGGAGAGGGTTCAAGTGATTTAAATGATACAACAGGAAATAGTGGTGAAGATACATTTATTAAAAAACATGATAATAATATATTTGTAGCAAAAGGAGGAGGTTATGGTGGAAATTACAATAATAGTGGTATTAGTGGTGGTTCAGGTGGTGGTTCATCATATAATCCATTAGGAACATTATCAGGTGGAAATATAGTTAATTTAAATATTGTAAATGGTAGTTCAAGTGGATTATCATCACAATCATCATCACAAAATTATGTAGTATATGGTAATATAGGAGGACAAAATAATAGTACAAGTACAGATAATTTATATAAAAATGGAGGAGGTGGTGGTGGTATAGGTACTTCAGGTGGAGATCCAAATAATAATGTTCCAGGTAAAGGTGGAGATGGTAGATATTTTGCTACAATAAACAATATTGATTATAATTTCAAAGATTATTTTGGATTAACTAATGGTGATATATATGAAAATAATATGTATATTGGTGCTGGTGGTTCAGGTGGAAGTAGTGAAGTAAATATTAATATGACAATGCCTAATGATAATATATTTAATATATCTGCTGTAAATGGTAATTATATATTTAATAATATAGCATACGATTCATATACATATATTAATTTACCAATAGGTACATATCAATTTAATATACCAAATGAACATCCATTTGGTTTTGTTATTGATAATAATAATTTACTTGAAGTAACTAGTGGTACAGTTTATAATGGTTCAGAAACAAAAATAATTGAAGGAATTACAATGGTTTATTATACAGGTGCAATAAATGTTGATATTAAAGATGATTATGGTATTATTAGTTATCATTGTTATAATCATGGTTATATGGGTGGTCAAAATAAAATATATTATTCAAATATTTCTAATTATAGTTTAGGTGGTAAAGGTGGTGGTGGTGGTAATAATTATACTTTAAATAAAAATTTAAATGGATATAGTTTTGGTTCAGGTGGTGGAGGTGGTTCATTAGAACAATCAAAAACAGGTGGAGATGGTTCATCAGGTTTAATTATAATTAGATATAAATCTGTTTCGCAAGTTTCTGATAATACTGGAAATGATACAGGTGGTGATACAGGTGGTGATACAGGTGGTGATACAAGTGGAGACACAGGTGGTGATACAAGTGGTGATACAGGTGGTGATACTGGTGGTGATACACAAGTACCAGTAGAAAATTCAATATATTTATATCCAGATAATATTACTATAACAAATATTAATAATAATTCTAGTGTTATTCCAAAATTATTAGGAGCAACTGGATATTCATATTTAGAATTTTTAAATACTTTACCTGATACATATACAGGTTTAATAGCAAGATATTTATTTAATAATAATTTAAATGATGAAGTATCATATAATAATTTAAATAATAATAATATTATAGATAATAATACAAATATAACATCATTTGAAAATAATTATAATATAACAACAGTAAACTATTTTAATAATTATTTATTTGTACCAAATAATATATATATATTATTAAATACAAATAATATTATTAATACTTTAAAATCAATAACATTTAGTATTAGTTTTTGGTTTAAACCAACTACAAATACAGGCGAATATATATTAGGTGGACAAGACAGTACTCTTGGTTATGGTTTACATATAAAATATAATAATAATAAAATAATTTTTGGTAAATCAATTGATAATAATTTTGTAGAATGTACATCACAATTAAGTTTAAATACAGATAATTGGTATAATATAGTAGTAATATCAAGCTTAACAAAAATAAAATTATATATTCAAGGTAATTTAGATACTGAAGTAAATATTACAGGTACTCATACTGAACCTACAAATTCAGTAGTTAAATTTTCAATCGGTCATAATTATATTTTTGATTTAGAACCTGATGATAATGATAATAATACTGATATTAATGGACAAAGTATATCTAATAATGCTAATTTTAACATAGGAGATTTTAGAATATATAATATAGAATTAACATCAGATTATATTAATGATATATATAATGATACAGATTATAAAACAAAATATAATCTTCAATTTAATTATGATATATATGCAGATGTACTATTAGTAGGTGGAGGAGGTGGCGGAGGTTATTCATCATCATCATCAGTTATACCTATAGGTGGTCAAGGTGGAGAGGTTAAATATACAAATGTACTTTTCAAAAAAGATAAATTATATACTATAAAAGTTGGTAAAGGGGGTGATAGTGCAATGTCAGGTCAAGATACATCTATTAATAATTTAATAGCAAAAGGAGGTATTTCTGGTGAAAGTTATCAAAAAGGTATTAATGTATCTGGTAGCAGTGGTGGTGGTGTAGGAAAACAAACATTATACTTTTCTACATGGAAAACTAGTGGGAGTTGGATGAATTCAAAAGTTTATAGTAGTTATCATTATGAAACACCTTATCCAAATTTTCATTTTATGGCAGAAGATAATATGATAGTATACACTGGTGGTACGACAACTTATCTTTCAGCAGGACCAAATTATAAAGCACAAAACAATGGTACAGGTTATTATCCAAATACAAATAGATATCAAGGTCATAATTATAATTATTTAATAGAAAAAAGACCTGATTTATTAGCTTATTATATATATAGACTAGATGTTTATATTAGTTATAGTTATGATGGTAGTTCATCATATTGGAATAGCTGGCAGTATGCCAGTAACTATGGATGGATAGGTCCTATAAATCATAGAACAAGTGTATATATTGTACCATCATATTATGCACATCATGCAAGAGTTTTTAAACAATGGAGAAATGATGGTAATGGACATGTTTCAAGTAGTACAATTTATGATTGGAAATTAAGAAATAAAGAATTATATAATTATAATGATTATAAAATAGAATGGCCCAATAGCACCGGAGGTCCAAGCAATTGGTTATATAATTATGGTAATCAAAATACATATGGAGATTGGCAAGGTATAAGTACAAATTCTGGTTATTGGGGTAATTTAGTTGGTGCTGTTGTATCTCCAACTAATTCTTCAGGAACACAAGATAACTGTTATTGGAATCCATATATGTTTGGTTCTTCGATTAGAGTACAACAAATATCATATAATCGATCTATGAGTTATAATAGTCCTATAGGATATATTGGTGGTAATCAAACTAATGAAATTAATAATAGTAGTAGTAATTATTGTTGGAGAGGTACAAAAGGTTCAACATCAGAATATTCATATCAATGTTTAAGTTATTATCATACTAATAGTAGAGTAATAACAGGAGATGGAAAATATTTATTAATAGCAGATTCAGATAATAATAGAATAATGATAAGAAGAGCACAATGGAATAATAGTTATTATAACTATCCATATGTATGCTGTTGGGGAGGATTAAGTGATAGTCAATTTACTACTTCACAAAGTAATAATACATATCCAAGTACATATGGTGTTCATGATAATATTCAAGCTTGTTATTATAAGAGAACAATACCATATAATAAAAATGCTACAAGTGAATCAGACTATTCTAATTTATGGAATGGAGATAGTGAATCAGATATGTTAGGTTTTGGTTATGTTCATTCAATAACTACACATGATTATTTAACATATAGATTAGTAATAATAAGTGATGGTGGTGATTATGGTCGTGTTATGCATAGTAATACTAGTTATAGTGGTAGTGGTTGGTATTCTTATTGGTATAATATTAATTTTAATTTTAATGGTAGTAGTGCAAATTCACCAGGTTTAGGTAGAGGTACAAATCAGAATGGTATTGAAACGAGAATAAGAACATTTATAATATATCCAAATGAAGATGGAATATATGATGATCAGTCAATGATGAATCCCAAATGTATACATACATATTGGTGTAATCATCCACCAAAAGGAGCTGATGTTGGAACAGAATATCCATCAGAAGGTTTAAATATAAATACAGAAATAGATAAACAATGGGATGAAAATCCAGAAATAAATACAGGTATTGCTTATCATCCAATAAATTCACTACATTCTACTAGTAATAGTTATCGTATGCATTGGGAATGGTGTCCAAAACATATGGAAATAAGTCAAAGTGGTAAGTTTTTATATGTATCAACACTTTTTGGTGCAGGACATAGATCAAAAGGTAATAGTCAGCAATCAAGTACATATGAGGCATCGAGTAGAACAGGTACTTATGGCAATAAAGGACTTATAGCATTTAGATTGTATTATGACAATGAAAATGATCCCCCTGAAGAAAGAGGTGGTGGTGGTGGTGGTAGTGTATCAAATATAGAATGGATATCATTTGGAGGTTATGCAGCGGGAACATATTTATATAGTGAATTAGGAAGTGTAGGAGAATCAGCAGATTCACCATTTGATAATCCAAAGGGAATAGTATTAATATCAAATAAATTATATGTATCAAATACAGAAAATTATGAAATAAGAATATATGATAAAGATACATTAACAGAAGATACAGTAATATCAGCAATAGAATCATCAATGAGTCCGTGGAATTTAGCAAAAACATCAACACATTTATATATGGTAGATAATTATTATAATTGTATTAGAAAAATAGATATAGCAGATACAACAAATGTAAGTGTAATAGGAACATCAAATACATCAGATAGTTATTTAGAAAATAGATTATATACACCGAGAGGAATAGCAGTATCAGCAGATGGTAAAAGAATGTATATAACAGATAGTAATAGATTATTAATATATAGAGATAATGATGATGGAAATGGTTTGGTAGAAGTTAATGTAATACAACATGAATTAAATAATATACATAGCAGTGCAAACTATGGAGGAAATGGATTTTATTCACCACATGGAGTTCATATATTAGAAACAACAACATATAATGAGGATATAATAATATTAGCAGATAAATCATTTGACAGAATTAAAATATATAAAGTAGCATATTTAAATAATACATATGAATTATTAAAATATTGGGGTGGAAGTCAGTATGGTGGAGCATTTAATAATACATTAAGTATAACATCAACAACATATAATAATAAAAATTATGTATTTATATCAGATGCAGATAAGATATATATGTATTTAATAGATCAAAATTATAATGGAACATATAAGAATTGTTTAGAATATAGTGATGTATATCAAATGGAAATAAGTGAAGATGGAGAAACATTATATATAGTACAAAATAGTTCTCATAAAATAACAAAAATAAATTTATTAGAAATGTATTTATTTGAAACAAAAAGAAATGGAATATTTAAATATAATTCAGAATTATTTTCACAAAGATATGGTTTAAATACAATATCAGGTGAAAAAATAAACAATGAATTATATTATGGTGGTGATGGTGCGGATGGATATGATATGTTATTAACAGAAGGAGGAAAAGGTGGAGGAGCAGATAATAGAAATACAGAACCATATTATAATAATGGATTAGATAATACAGGAGGAGGAGGGAGTGGAGGTTATCAAGGTAGTTTAGGAGGTCAAGGTGGAAGTGGAGTAGCATTAATAAGATATAGAAATTTAATATCAGAGGCAGTATCAAATGTATCAACATATACAAAAGCAATAATAGAACCAGAAAGAATATTACCAATAAACATAGGTGCAACAGATTATGCATATTATGCTTTTACAAATATAGAAAATATAGATAATCAAAAAGAATATTCAATACAATTTACATCAGATACAGATGTAAGCATACTATTAGTAGGAGGAGGAGGAGGAGGTGGTGGAAGTGAAGGGATAGAAGATACATTACTATATACAACAGGTGGAGGAAAAGGAGGTGAAGTAAAATATGAAGAAAGAACTTTAAAAGCAAATATAGAATATACAATACAAGTTGGAAGAGGTGGTAATGGAGGTGAAATAGGAAAGAATTCATTAATATCAAGTACAGGTGATGTAAATTTTGCAAATATAGAATCAATAGGAGGAGATTCAGGAACAAATATAACATCAACAATAGATAATACATCGGGAGAAGATGTAATAGTATTATCAGGAGGAGTAAGTACAGATGGAACAAGTAATGATGGAACAGAAGGTAAAAAAGAAATATTATACAATAGTGAAACAATAAATTTATATAGTAAATTTGGTTCAGATAATATGTATGGTGAGGTATCATTATCAGAAAAATATTTTGGTGGAGATGGTGCAGATGGATATTCAAGAAATAGTAGTATAGGAGGATTAGGTGGAGGAGGAGATAATACAAATATATATCCATATCATAATAATGGATTAATAAATACAGGAGGAGGAGGAAGTGGAGGTAATTATGGTTCAAAAGGAGGGAAAGGAGGTTCAGGAATAGTAATAATAAGATATAAATATAAATAAAAAAAATCTTATTATAAATTAATGAATAGAGAAGAAAGCAGAAGAATAAATAAATTCATTATAGATAATTGTGTTATAAAAGATAGAAAAAAAAATATAGAAATAGAAGGAGTAATAACAAAAGAAGTAAAAGTGGGAGAATGGAACATACAAGATTTAAAAAGAAATGAAAGTGAATCAGAATCAGAAAAATATGAAATAGATAGAGATAAATGGATAAAAGAAATAATAGAATTAGAAACAGATATAAATAGTATAGAAGATATAGACAATCCAGATAATATAGATATAATAAATAAATATGAATCAGATAAACCAAATATAGAAGAATATATATCAGAAGAAACAAAAAATATAATAAGATTGGAAACAAATAAAGATAGAGTAGAATTTGAAAAAAATAAAGAATTAATAAATTTTACAGGTCAACATCCAGTATTATTTTATGATGATAGTATAAATAAAGAATATATAGAATCAAAGGTTGGATATATAGTAGTATCAAGTGGAAAATATAGATCATTAAATACAGAAAATAAAAAGATATATGAGAATTGTATGTCAAAAAATATAACAGTAAATAATTCAGTACCATATGTATTATTAAGTAATAAAGAGAAAGATAAATCGGTATTTGGAGTAATATCAAATAAAGTAGAAACATTAAATATAACAGCATTAAAAGATGAATTAGGGAAATATGATAAATATATACAAATAAATTCATTAGGAGAAGGAGCAATATGGGTATCAGATAAAAAAGGGAATTTAGAGAATGGAGATTATATAACAACATCAATAATACCAGGTATAGGAGAAAAACAAGATAGTGATATATTACATAATTATACCGTAGCGAAAATAACAATGAATTGTGATTTTAATCCACAAAGAAAAGAAAGAAAATATAAAGAGAAAGAGATAGATGTTAATGGTGTAGAAACAATAACATTAAAATCAGAGAAGACAATAAAAGATAATATAATAGAAGATAAAGAATATGAATTAAAATATGTAAAAATAACAGGAGAATTAATAACAGAGGATGAATATAATACAGAATATGCAGTAGATAATACATCAGTATATAAATTAGCATTAGTAGGTTGTACATATCATTGTGGTTAAAAGAATTATTTTTCTTATAATTATATTAAGTTAATAATGTTAAAACAACTAAAAAAGGAATATAAAAAAAGAAAAGTGGAAGGTGTTAAAGGGAAATATATAAGAGAAATATCAAATGAGAAAAAGAAGATAATAGATTCATTTATATTATTTGGTTGTTGGAATAACATAGACTGTACATCAAAAAATTGGAGAGAAACACCAATATATAGAGATATAGTGATAGAAAATATAAAAAAGGAAATAGATAAATTAATAATAGTAGCGGGAGATAACTGGTATTCACAAAATTATGATGATAAAGATAATACATATAAATATTATCCATTTACAACATTAACATCAGGGTACAAATTATTATTAAATACAGATAAGGACATAGATATAATAATGGGTAATCATGATGAGAACAATGATACAATAAAGAGTAAAAACCCGAATTTAAAGAAGGATTGTATGTTAAAGACACAAAAATATGTAATAGAGAAGATAGTAAATAATGAGAAAATAAAAATACCAACATTAGAAGAATTGGAGAATGTAAATACAGAAAATAAAATGTTAAATGGAAAGAATATATATACTTGTATAAAAAGAAGTGTAATCAAGGAATTAAATATAGGAGTATATGTGATATATATAAATACAAATTTATTTGATAATTATACATATAAAGCATCGAATACGGATAGAAATAAGATAACAACAAAAAAGATGTTATCATATATAAATAATATAAAGAAGGAATTAAGTGTGCATAAACCGAAATTATTATTTGTAGTAGGTCATAATCCATTAATAGCATATAAAAAGAAGAAATATCATAAATTAAATAATATATATGATGATAATGAAGGAGGAGGAGCATATATAATGGAATTATTAATAGATGAATTAAATAAATATAAGACATTATATTTATGTGCAGATGTGCATAATTTTAGTATAGCACTATTAAAAAAAAATATAGGAACAGTAATAGCGGGAACAGGAGGAGGAGTACCAGATATAGAAAAGATAGAGGGAAAAATAGATAATAAAAAGATATTAAAATCACCAAAAAATAAAGAGAGTAAAAATATATTTAATATAAGAGATCACTATATATACAATGCATATGGATATGTAAAAATAAAATATGATAAGGATTATAATGTATATGTGACATATAGACAATTATTTAATGCGAATAAAGAGAAGGGGTATGATAATAAGATAATAAAAAAGAAAATAATAGATTATAAATTTAAATTTAAAAATAAAAATAATGGTTGGGAATTAATAAAAATAAATAATATAGATGATATAAATAAAATAAATTTAGATATGTCAAAGCAAATAAAAGAGAAGAAAAGGATGTGTAATATAATAAAATCAAATAAAAAGAATAATATAACAGAATTAATAAAATTAAATCAATTAGTAAAATCAAATACAGTTAAATATAATTATTTAAAGACAGATAAAAATACACCATTATTATGTTATTATAAAAAGAAAAGGAAATTAGATAAAATTAAATAATAAATAAAAAAAAATGTTGCATACAGGATTCGAACCTGTGCCCTCAAAAAGAGGAAGAGAACTTGAGTCTCCCGCATTAGACCACTCTGCCAATGCAACAAAGATAAATATAACCTAAAAGAAGGAAATGTCACCAATGGGGTTCGAACCCATGCGTGTATTTACACACCAGATCTTAAGTCTGGCCCCTTGGACCTCTCGGGCATAGTGACATACTCAAAATTATGAGTTATATTTAAAATAAAAATAAAAAATTGTAATACTTGTTATACATATATATAATCTATTTCTTATATAATTTTTAATTTTGAAAAAATAATAATAAATTTAATAAATTTAATAAAATATCTAGTTCTTTAATTTTTTCATATATTAAATCGATATCATTATAAATATCATTATTAATATCATAAGAATTATTATTATATAAATTAATATTATAGTCATTATTATTGTAAATTTTAATATTTTTAACATTTTCAATATTAATTTTAATATTATCATCAATAACAATAGTTTTATATTTAGATTTTGTATTATTAATATAAATATCTTTATTATATTCTAAAATTTGAAAAGATTTATCAATTAATTTAGATAATGTTTTAGTATTAGAATTTGTAATATTATTAATAAATTTAATAGTTTTTCTTTTTTCATTTAAATAAGTTTTATATAAATTTTTATTATTTTTATCTAAATTTAAATTAATATTATTACGTAATTTCAAATTTAAATTATTATTAAATTTAAAAGAGTAAATAAAATTTAAAAGAAACAAAACTAG